CGTCGACGGTGACCGCATCGAGCGCGACGACATACTCGCTGCCGGCGGCCCAGAAGCCGGCGGTGGTGTTGTCGGCGAGGTCGATGATGGCGAGGTGCTTGCCGGTCTTGCTATCGAAGTCGGTGGTCGCGGTGAAGCCGGCGGTCGAGGCGCGCTCCGTCGTGCTGCCGTCCTTGTAGACAAGGATGTCGGCCGCCGCGTAGTTCGTCATCGTGATCGAACTACCGTCGTCCTTGTCGTAGCTGGAAAACGGAATCCGAATCGTGGAGCCGGGTCGAACGGTTCCGAGGTCTATCACTGTAAGGCACTCCCACCAAAGATGCGGCCGGGTGAAATAGCGCGACCCTGCAACACTGGGCCTTTCGCTGCGCCACCAGCAGAGATGACTTCCCACGCGCCGATGGTCGGCGACGAATCGCGAGCTTGCGCGCTGATGTCATTCGGCGCGACCGAGGAATTCAGGAACCCGTTGTCGATCAGCGACGTGGCCGCGATGGCGCGCCAGTCCTGCGAGTCCTTGTCGGCATCGGTGAACGGCGTGAACTGCGAGTAGGTCACGCTATGCTGGTTGCTCGACCCGGGTAATCCAGACGCGAGGTCGGTCGCGTTGTTCTTGCTGTTGGTCGTGTCCCAGCGCGTCGAGCTTGAGTCGCCGGTCACGGTCGAGAACCCGAAGCAGGTGCAACTCTGCATGATGCGGTTGTTGCTGTAGGCCGCGATGACGAACCCGGTGCCGCCGGCTCCCACGTCTGTCGGCTTCACCACCGTGCAGCCGTAGTAAGCATCACTGCCAGACAGGTCGCAGCCGTCACCAGAGCCCCGCTGGATGAGGACACAGTTGATGACGGTGCAGGTGCCGCCAGTCAGGAAGTGCGACGTGGAGCGGGTCGCTTCGAAGATGCAATCTTGAAAGACGTTGAACCCAGACGTGTCGAGCATCGACTTCCCGTTGCCCGAGGTGTTCTTGACTTGCAGCCGCGAGATGACGCAGCCGGCGACGGCGACGGCAATCACGTTCCCGTAGTTCGCGTTGACCGCGATGCCGACGCCCTTCGACTGGTCATACTTGAGCGCGTTCGACCGGACGCTGCCGTGGTCTTGGAACGACTGCCCAGACGCGGCGGTCAGCACCACGTAGCGCGTCGCATCGGTCGTGATGCCAGAGATGGAGAGCGCGGCCGTGAACTCGCTATCGTTGTAGCACTCACCGCGCCAGATCTTGTCGTCGCTGACAAGGTTCGCGGGACAGGCGTCTTCCCATGCCTGCAGCGTGGAGTAGTCGCGGCTGCTCGTGCCGATGCTCTTCGTCACGGTGGTAGGCATTAGCCGATCACCCGTGGGTCAGGCAGCGCCGGCCGTGCCGTCTTGAGCGCTCGGAACTTGCCGAGCGTGAGCAGCGGCGTGACGTCGAGCACTGGTGTCGCTCGCGTATCGTCGTCGAGGAAGCTCCGCACCGACGCCGGCAGCGACGGCGCATCGAGGTTCAGCGTGAAGGCACGAGCCTGTCGCGTGCGCGAGGGGTTGTGCGGGTCGCGCTCGGGCTCAGGCGAGAGCAGCGCGCTCGCCTCGCTGGCGCTCATGTCGGCGTGCTTCAGGATGCGGAAGAACGGTTCTGTGAGTTCGTCGCGGCCCCACTGCCACGCGTCATCGACCACGGCGATGACGTCGCCGCGCTTGGTGCATTGCGCGTTCAGGTAGAAGTCCTCGTTGACCTTGTCGACGACCCGCACCAGCAGCTGCATCACCGATACGCCTCCTGCCAGCCGTTGAAGTCGAGCGTGACGCGGCCCTGCGGCTCGCGGTGCGAATAGACGCACCAGAAGGTCGTGTTGTCTTCCAGCGCGACAATCTCGTGATGGACGTTCGCCTTCACCAAGAAGTGCGACGGCGCGACGAAGTCCTGTTCGATGACCGTGCCGGCCGGCGTAACCGCTTTCACATGCACGCTGCCGCGAAACACGATGGTCGTGTGGTCGAAATTGTGCGTATGCCCGTCGACCTTGTCGCCCTTACGCGGCAGGTCGTTCGGCCGGATGTAGACGTTGCCGCTCACCCATTCCGGCAGGCTCATGGCGTGTCGTCCACTTGGAACGCGTGCAGGATCGGCCACGGGTTGTTGCTGCCCACGAGGTTGTCAGCGCGAATTTGCATCACGTAGAGAATCTTGGTCGTCTCGTCGTAGTAGAACCCGCCGATGCCGGTCACCGGATGGGTGTAGGGCAGGTCGAAATACTCGTAGGCATACGGCGTGACCGACCACGCGGTGCGCGTGCCGGCGGCGACCTGCGACAGTTCCAGCGTGTCGTAGAGCCAGTATTCGTAGCGGTATGGATAAGCCGACTGGCCGTGCGAGCCCGGGTTCTCCGGGTCATAGCAGATGGTGGTGCCATTCGCTTCGGCCTCGACCGCTGTCGTGTCGCCGTAGCAATGCGGCCCCGTGCCATTCCGCCCGAGGAAGATGGTGGTGCGCGTGTTCTTGATGATGGCGACGCCAGCGATGCACGTCGTCGCGCCGTTAATCTTCGCGGAGGTGTCCCACGCGCCGAGCGTCCAGCCGCCAGACGACGAGTAGTGGACGAGCGGCGTCGCCGGGATCGGCTCGGTGACGTTCACGTCATCCGGGTCGAACGCGAACGCGGCCGGCCCGTTCGACGTGCGCCCGATGATGGACATGCACTGGCCGCCGGCCACCGCCTTGCCGTGCAGCGCGGTCTGCCACTCAGAGGGGATCGGGGCCATATACTGGCCCGTCAGTCCCTGCGTCTCGCGGCCTGCGTGCGTCGCGTCGCCTTGCCAGAAGGTCTGCGCGCCCGGGTAGGTCGTCGCGTTCTGTAGAATCAGCGTCGACGCCATCATCGAAATGTGCGTGACGTTGCCAGAGTCGTAGTGCATGTGGCCGTCGAAGATCAGCCGCCCGTTGTGCGGCAGCATCCCGCTCAACACCAGCGAGCCCTCACCGAAGTCCGCGAGCATCCCGCCGAAAATCTCACCCGAGTAGACCCACGTCTGCGCGAACGTCGCGGTGTTCAGGTCGCTGACGTCCGTCGCTGGTGACGACTGCAGGAACGTCCCGAGGTTGACCTCGGTGACGCACCCGTTGCCCTTGGTGTGATAGAAGCTCGTGGCCGACGCCTTGACGGTGCTGCCGCCGCCGTTCGGCGTGTTCTCAAACGAGCAGGTCTGGTAGTCCTGAATCGGCATTCGCAGCGCGCCGATGTAGGTGATGTTGTCTTCGAAGTCGAGCAGCGGCAGGCTCGATAGCTCGCTGGAGCCACCAGTCACCGGAGGCGGCTTGCGCCGGCCCCATCGCCACCACTGCGCGTCCGCGCTCTCGGTCGCGAACGACACCATCAGCGCGAGCGCTGCGAGAATCGGGATAATCCGCTTCATGCGGCGACTCCGTTACGGCAGCACGGCCAGCGGCAGCGGGAGGTCGCGATAGAGTGCAACCAGCAGTGTCGCCGTCGTCGTTGTGGCGTTGACGCGCTTGCAGCGGATCGGCAGGATGGAGCCGGCGACGCACGTAAAGTTCGCCGTCTTCCCATCCTGAAGCACGGCCACCACGATGCCGGCACCCCCGACCCAGATGGCCTCGGGAATGCCGTCAGCGAAGTTAACCGTGTCGCTCGGGGTGATCGCCCGGGCGATGTTGTAATTCGCGAGTGAATCTCCAGCCACGTCGACTCCTTGCTACTTCTTCTTCGCCTTCGGCGGTAGCTTGGGCGCTTTCACTTCGGGGTCGTGGAACTCGGCCGCGTCCTGCGCGTCGTCGAACTCTTTTTGCGCCTTCGCCGACATGCGCCTCGCTTGGAACTGCGCGCCAGCTGCGGCATCGGCCGTCTCGCGCTCGTGCTTTTCGAACGCGTCGATGGCTTCCTGCTGCGTGTCGCTCCAGCCGGCCCGGGCCATCTTCTCGTGCTCTTCGGCGCTCGGGACGATCATGTAGCACTTGGTGTCGAACGCCATCGCCTCGGGGTCGATGCCCTGTCCCGCGAGCGGGTGTCCGCACATGACCTTGCCGTTCGTCCAGCGGTGCGCCATGTAGAGCATCCGGGGATACGGCTCGTAGCCGTTGGCGTTCATGCCGCCATCGCGCTTCTTCGCGTCCCAGCGTGCGAGTTCTTTGCCCAGTTCCGACTCCGGTGGTATGACCACGCCCATGTGGATAATCCTTTACTGCACGGCACCAGACACCGACGCGCACGGGATTGTGCGCGCCGGCCTGATGAATCGACCGCTCCTTACGCCCAGATGGGCGAGCCGAGCGGGGTGTTCGCGTTGACGATGCCGTTGCCGATGCATACCCAGAAGCCGTTCATCGCCATCAGGATGCAGCCGCCGGCCAGCGTCGCCGAGAAGGTGCCGACGTCGTAGGCCGAGCCGCCGTTGCCCAACCCTGCGGTGTAGGTGACGGTGTGTGCGGCTTTGCCGTTGGCGACGATCATCAGCAGGTCGCCGTCGTTGTCGACGCCGGGGTTCGCCAGCGTCATCGCGAGCGCGCCCGTGCCGATGATCTCCGCGATCATGTCGGTGCCGGGCGACGGAAGCGCAATCGCGCCGGCCGCCGCGTAGCTGACGCGGACGCGGACGCGGTTGAGCGGGGCGTTGACAGCCACGGGGGACTGCGCGGGTGGATTCGCGAAGTCCGCGCTGTCACCGTGGACGATGGATGCGCCTGAGACGTGCGCGGCCGTCACCGAGCCATTGCGGCCTCGGAGCACCGGCACGGTCACGCCAGAGACGTAGGCTTGCTGCGCCTGCATCCATTCGTCGTCGACCTTGAAGAGCCGACCCGCAACGATGCTCGTCGCCGAGGCGACGGTCACTTGCGTGTCGCTCGCGAGCACTGCGGCTGCGAGAGTTGTTTTCACGAGAGCCATGTGGGTTTCTCCCTATGCCTTTCTTGGATTAGCCCATCACGCGAGCCGCGAGGCGCGCCTGCAGGGTTGCCGCTCCGATGAGGATGTCGAGGCGGGTGGGGTTCTGGTCGGAGCCGATCTGATACTGCTCGACCATGCGAACCGAGAAGCCGTATTGCTTGGAGCGCGCCACCGAGGACTTCGCGCCAGCACCGGGCTTGATCATGTCGGCCATCACGAACGTGAACGCGTCCGGGTGGAAGACGATGGACTGGGGCGACAGCGTGGTCGCCAGCGTGCCACCCACTGCGCCGGTTGAACCCAGCACGGTGATTGCCGCTGAAGCGGCCGGTGACGCGTTGACGGTCTGCAGCTGGCCCGAGGTGATGATCGGCGGCGAGATGGGCAGCGTCGCCATCGCGCCGGCCGCGTCCGACGTGTCGGCCGTGACGACGAACTGCTGCAGGCGGCCCGTGTTGGTGTAGCTCTGCGGGTTCACCTGATAGACGCCGGCAATGGTCAGGATGTCGCCCTTCTTGAGGGACGAGGCACCTGAGGCCCAGCCAGTCGTTGAGATGGTCGAGCCGGTCTGGCCGGCACCGCTGACGATGGGCGTCGACGCGGTGAACGTGCCGGTGGTATGCACCGGTCGGTTCTGCGTCTGCATCCACTCGTCGATGCCCAGCTGGGCGCGCCCGAACTGGCCCTTGCGGTAGTTCTCGCTCTGGGTCGCGGCCGGGTTGAAGAGCGCGCTCGCCGTCGCCGCGATGGTTGCCATCGCGAGCGGGTCGAGGATGGCGACGCGGTCATCGAGCGGCACTGCGGAGTCGGTCAGCTTCACGCCGGCCTGCAGGTAGGTCAGGAGCGCTGACGGCGTGGTGCCGGGCGTGCCGACTGCCTGATAGACGTCGCGATAGACCTGCTGGTAGCCCAGCACGTCAGCCGCGTTGGCGAGCGCATCGGCACCGGGCTGAACGAAGCGCACGCGCACGTTGTCCAGTTCGGTTGTCTCTTCGGCCGATGACCAGCTGAACGCAACCTGCTTCTGGTTGGTGAGCGTGATCGGCACGGTCTGGTCGTAGATGGCCTGCAGCTGCATGGCCTGACCGTCGACCGCGACGAAGCGTTGCGGGAGTCGTGCATTCACCGTGTTCCCGACGTGCGCGCCACCTTGGATGTACTGCCCATCGTAGGTGCGGTTGACGTTGGCAAGGAACACGAGATTGTTCACGAATCCCCGGGCGACTTCTTTGGTCACCCAGCGAGACGTAGCGATAGTGTTCACGGTTCTCTCCTGCTCGGATTATCCGAGCGGGTCGTCAGCGTCGCACGCCGTAGCCTTTGCGAATGTTCACGCCGCGCTTCTTGAGCATCTCGTCGCGCTTGTTCATGCGCTCAAAGTGCTCGTCGTCGCTGACGTTCTCATCAGGCACGTCGTCGCCGTCTGACCCTCGGCTGACCGCGTCGTCCACTGGCTTAATGGGCGCGGGAGCCTTACTGTGTTGCTGCGCTGCGGGAGGGGGCGAGCCAGAGTGTGCGCCTTCCAACCGAGCCTCAATCTTCTTCATCTCGCCGTAAGCGACAACCGGATGCAACCGCGTGATGCGGTCGATGTGTTCGGGATTGCGCGCCAAGAAGAGCGTGATCGCCGGCCCCACGGGGGAGTCTTTGATCGTGTCCATCATGGTCGCGGTCAGAACGAGGTCTTCCCGGTTGATCTCGTCCTCAAACGTGGGGTTCGCCTTCGCGAACTCCTTGTAGCGCTCGGAGTATTTCGTCTGTCGCTCGTATTCCCATCGCTGGCGAGCCGACATCTCCTCGCGCTGCGAGCGCGCCCGTTCAGCGCGTCGCACTTCCTGTCGAGCACCCCAGCGGCCAATCGCTTCCGTGTAGGCCGCGTAGTCCTCGTAGTCCAACTCCAGCGGTCGCGGGTCGCGAGGGTCGTCCGCAGCCTGTGGCTGGCGTTCGGCGCGCCTCGGGTCGAACCGTCGCGGGTCGGCCGGGTCTTGCGACTCGGGCTCGCCGCGTGCGACGCGCTCGCGCTGTCCGCGCAGCGCCTCAATCTCGCGCTGCAGTTCGGCTCGTTCCTGCCGGCCGCGCTCGGTCTCCCGGGTGACCTCGCCGCGCTCACGCACGAGCGCGTTAATCTGCTGCTGGATGGTTTCCTTGCGCCCTTCCAGCCCCCGCTTGCGCTTCGCCAGTTCCTTGCCGGCTTCAGACGCCTTCGCGTCCTCGTCCTGTTCGTCGACCTTCGCTGCTGGCTTATCCGCTTCAGCGTCGTCGTCGTGGTCGTCTTCAGGAGCCGGCTCGCGAGCGTTAATGGGCTCGGGTGCCGGTGTCGTCTCCTCGCGCTCGACCGAGCGCGTGCCTTCGTCGAACTGCTCTGTCTCGATGCCGGCGTCATCCGGCATCAGGGGATTGATTGGCACTCGCGTTCCTTCCGCTCATGGATGCGACGCACTGGAGAGGCCAAAAGAAAAAGCGCGTGCGTTGGGGCCGCTTCAGGCGATGACCAATGGCAAATCGGTCGCCCTACTGGGCCTTTCCGCACGCGCCTCTCTAGAAGCGCTCTCCAGTGTGTCGAGGTGTCAGCAGTGGCCCAGAGAAACCACGTTCGGACACGTCACGACCGCCGCCGTGACGCACCTAGCTGCACCGGAGTGTCGCACTGTGTGCGCGCCCCGTCTACTCTTCGGCGTCTCCTGCCGTCTCTTCGGCCACCTCGCGCTCGGCTTCGGCCTGCTCGCCTTCGAAGGCGCGGCCGGCTTCTGCTTCCTCGCTGGCGTGCGCCCGGGCCGCCTCCGCTTCGCCGCTCTCGTGCTCGCGGCCGGCGGCAGCCTCGTCCTGCGTCACCGCGTGGTCGACGGCCTGCGACGCCTGCTCGTGCGACTGCTGCACGCCGAGCGTCTCCATCGCCTGCTGGTGCGCGGCGATGGCGAGGTCTTCGGTCATCGCGTGCTCGACCTGCACGAGCGCAATCTCGTGCGCCTGCTGGTCGTCCTGTAGTGCCTTCTTGCCGGCAAGGTCGACGGCCGCCTTCCGCTCGTCCATCGCGCTCTCGATTTCCGCGATGCGGATCTTCAGCATCGCGTCGATCTGCGCGAGCCGCTCCTCGCCTTCCTGCTTCATCTGCGCCAGCTGCATCGCCGCTTGGGCCTTCACCTGCTCGCTCTGAATCTTCGCGCCGGCCTCGACCCGCTTCGTCTCCAGCTGCTTCATCGCGTCGCCGAACGCCTGCTTCAGCTGCCCGAACGACTGCTGCATCTGTCCGAGCTTGGCCTTGAGCGCCTCGGGGTCGTTGTCGTCGCCTTCCTGCTCGCCGAGCACCTCGGGCGGCACCATGCGACGCATCCGGTCGGCAATCTCCTGATGGCCCGGGAAGTCGCGGAACTTGAAGTAGATGTCGCCGATGATCTTCAGCAGGTCGGGCGCGGCTTCCAGCACGCGACCAATCTCGTCGCTGCCTTCCTGCAGCCGGCTCTCGTAGTTTTTGCCGATGCTGACGACCGCCGCATACGAGCCCTTCTTCAGGTCGTATTGCTTCATCCCCTTCGGTGGTGCCTGACCGCCCTGCAGCTGCTCTGTAGGCACCTGCACGGGCTTACCCGTCTGCGGGTGCTGGATGAACGGCGCGTTCAGCATGACCTCTTTGGGCTTCTTGTCCGTCTCGCCGAGCACCTGCACGATGCGCCCGGGCCGGTCGTAGTAGTGC